CCTGTCAGCGTTCCACCAACTAATGGAAGATATAGAGCAGCTTTATTATCAACATATTGCTTCGTTGCTGTTCCAAGAGGATTAACCGGGTCGGCAGCCTGAATTAGTGGACCAGTCATGGTTCCACCAGCAAGTGCTACCTTCGTATCAGAATATTGTTTGGTGACAGCGCCAAGCGAAGCAGTTGGATCAGCAGATAAGATTAGTGGGCCAGTCATAGTTCCACCGGCCAGAGGTGTGTAATTAGCAGGAACTACCTGAGTTCCATTAGTATAGACTGCCGCAGCATTGATCGTTCCAGGGCCTTCATTACTACCTGTTGGACTACCGACGACAATACCTCCAGCGTATTGTAGATAGCCGGTGTATTGAATCCATGGGGTCGGAGCGGACAGAGGTCCACCGGCTCCAGAACCGAGGATACTTTCTAATGGGGTTACTTCAGGTACTCCAGTCATGGCCACATCACCGCTGTAAATTTATGATTGGCACCTAAGGAAGCCACACTAACAGAAGTTGTCGTCTGTGGAATTACTGTATATGATTGACCCGGCTGTAAAGCGATGGTCGTACCATTAGCATTCGTTGCAGCAGTGCCGACCTGACTAATATAGAGAACCTCAGCAGCGGCTAATCCTTGATCTGCTGCCAATAAAGGATTAACAATGTAACCCCCAGATTGATTTGCAGAAATAGCGACAACAGAAAGTCCGGGTGTAGCACTCGTTTGAGTAGCTAAACCAACGACAGGAGTAGTTGCCATAGATCACCTCTTAGTTTACCCATCCTGGAGATTGCACGATTCCTGGCTGAGTGCCTGGGATCCCAGATAAATTTCCTGCATATGTTGATATACCACCAGCAGTCTGACAATAGTATTTGTATCCTACAGGAATTCCTCCAGGCCAACTGACTGTTGTGCTATCATATCCAATAACACCATTGTTAGCAGCGACGAGTGTTCCTGTTATAACAACTGGACTACCAACAATATTGAAACTAACAGATCTAGTTCCGTAAACATCATGATATCCAAGAGATAGATAGGATCCATAGGCAGATAAAAAGATGGCATTCTGATTAGCGCCTCCTTGAGTATATGTGAAGGTTCCTTGCAAAACTAAGGTTCCAGCCTGATAAGTATATATAGTGGCAGGATTTCCTGCTAATGTGCCATTGAAATTACAATTGACCAACCACAATGTTGCTCCACCAGAAGCAGCATTCGAATAATATGATCTAAACGTAAACCCCGTCATTGTAACGATGCCACCAGATTCTGCATCTATGCAAACACCCCCACGTGATCCTGCAGGAGGAGAACCTGACGTAGCATCTATAACCACATTACCTGGATTAGCACTATTACCGATAATATTCCACGAAGAAATATATCCACCTTGAACCCCGGCTCCACCAATATATGTTCCATCAGCAACTCGAATTGTAATTTGATTCTGGGAAATATATCGAGATCGAATTTTATTGACTGCTCCATAAAGTGTGGCAAAGGCATCTGTTGGAGTATTGGCAAATCCAGTATTATTGTCATTACCATCTGTTCGTACATAGAAAGTTGTAACAGGAGGTGCTCCCACCCCTGTTGGTCCCATCACGTTTGAGACCATAGCCGTGAGATTAACACCATTATAGACAAATATCATTTCTTCGGTGGCAGTTAAATCCCCTTGAGACAAGGCAGCACCATTCTGTCGAGTGGCGGACATTGATGTGCCACCATTTAGCTGAACGTTTACTGCTGAAGTGTTATTATTTTTGATCCTGATATTGAACTGCATTCCAAGTGCTAAGGCAGAAGGCACTGGAGTTGTAGTGCAAATGACTAGATTTGGAGTCGTTGAAGTATCATCGCCAACATATACGATTGTTGTATTGGCAGCTGGAGCTGCACCTGTTTGAACAAAGGCACGCAAAGTTCCTGCTGTGACTAGGTTAGCAAAGATATCACCGGCATTCCAAGCCTGTGCAACAGTTCCTTCTTGAGCACGGACAATGGTAACAATATCACCAGACCTAGCTGTACAATGTACAATTTCATTCTGTGTTTTGGTAGCCTGATCATAGAAGGTTGCACAGAAATAATCACCGCCAGTTGGATTAGGGAATAAAACTCCCGTACCAGCAGCAAGCTGAACCGTTGTACTCGCAGCCGAGATGCTACCAGATACAGTGGTGGAAGCGTTATTGCTCCAAAGAATCGTCATGTGTCCACCCTATCCAATGTGACAAGTGAAGTTAAACTGATACGGAACTTCCAACACTCCGGAATCCAGCGACTCTTTAAACGTGGACATATACGGAAGTGGTGGGTAAGGAACATATGTGGTTTCTACATCATTTAATGTAATCCCAGCAACTCCTATATCCCATGCCGGAACTTTAGAGGCTGCTGGTTCAAATCCATTGCACCCAAAAGCATTCATCATTGCACCACCAGTGACTGTCCTATGGCCCAGAACAAACCTGATGGTTATGTTTTGATCTACCCCTATACTTAGACTAATCTGTTCAGTATCTGCTATAAAAGCATCATCCTTATCAGCAAAACCAGATGGACCTTCAACCGGATGCAGTCCTGTTGGTTCTACAGCAAAGTCTGGTGTCGTCCCATTTTGACCATAAAGAAATCGCCAAATACGGCGTTTCATCCAACGAATACTAAAATAATTACCATCTCCCTTAAATAAATGCCACGTCAAAATACGACGGTACAGGTCATCGTCTGTAATAACGATATCACCAATACTTAGGAATTGCAGTTCATTTAAACCAAATTGAATTAATATATTCGCCGGAGCAGCGTCCCACATGGGGAATAGCCAATTGCAACCCCACGTATTCAGTGGACCCATAAGTGCTGGCTGACCAGAACTTAGGGCTGGACGAGCCATTCCATATATACCGGCTCCCACCCAATCAAGTAGCTTTCCAGCAACAAGTGAAGGCTGACCGGTGTAGATAGGTAAATTCAGGGCATTGAATGTATCGACATAGTCATCTTGGCATTGGTTCTGTGCATCAACGAAACCTTGGCAATCATCATCATCACTATATTCTTGGTACAAATAAGACGGGATCGTCTTTTTAAGTCCCGTTACATCACTAGGTGGGAATGGAGCACCACCTATAAATCCAGCGAAAGCTCCACCTCCGGTTATTGGTGGTCCTCCAGGTTGACCTGGAACCGGCATAGGTGGAAATGGAACGGTATAATTCGAGGAAAAGAATGCTGTAAATTGATGACCAGAAGTTAACGCCGTGACCCACACATTTGTTTTTGGTGGGACAAGAAACGTTTGACCAGGAACTATTTCCACTGATCCATTTATAGCTGATGTAGTAGCAGAACCTAAAAGATTTACCCACAATGATTCAGAAACAGCAATTCCTTGATCTTGAGGTGCCAGTGGGTTGATAATTGCCCCACCTTTATCACCCATCGTGGTATCAGCAACCTGATATGATTGCCCGCCAACACTAACTTGAGTAGTGAGTGCTGGTCTAAGAATAAACATCAAATACCCTGAATGACTGACACTTGTGAACTATCAGTATAAAAATAGCTATACCGATCACCAAAGATGACTTGAGTACCGGGCTGAGGATTTGCACCGACCCCACTAATTGAAAAGGTCCATTGAATATCAATAATTAATTCACCTGCAAGAATATTGGCCACTGAATCTATAAATACTTCATTTAATACATTCAGATTTATTGGAGTAGTACCTGCCGGAAGACTATTAATATAGTCTATAATGGCCGGAGTAGCAGCCTGAGCAATAGCGGATGCAGAAACATAGTTTGGTGAATCAGTCACCCATGTAACAATAATATTCACCACTTCCTGAGGAGGAATCACAAAGGGTATAGTGAAAGCATCAGGATAGTCAGATACAGACACCAACTCGTTAATAGGATTAGGCGTAACCACACCTCCATATTGCCACGTTCCATATTGTGTCCCATCTACAGGAATAGTAAAGGTTTGTAATCCCGTCACAGTGATAGAAAAAGGTCGGTCATTAATATAAGGAAATCCATTATTACCCGATATAACTTCTACATCACCTGTGGCTAGATTATGATTGTCTGCTGTAGTGATTACCACGGGGTTAGTATTCGAAATCCCAGCAACTCGAATGATGGCTCCAGTCAGGCCGGGGGTATAAAAATCTGCACACCAAATCGCATAAGCCACCTGATAAGGATCACCACCACCGACGATAATGGTGTACGCCTCCAGATCTTCTTGTTCTTGCACAGAGATCAAACGTGTTTGAACACCGGGGACATTGCCCACCAGTGTCTTCAAATAACGAGCCATTCCTGTTGATGATGCTAATCCTGCTGTAAAAACTCGCTCCCTATAAATACTGATTGGTTCACCAGATTGCGATGGAATGCCTGATACCGGGTTGTTCACGACCAATGAAACATTAGCTGGAACTGATGTAATCATCTGCACCACTGTATTCGCAGCTACCGGCCATGCTCCATCTTGAGTAGCCAAGCAGTAAATTGGTAAGGAATTTCCATCCAATCCTATGATGCCACCAGTTTGACATACGTATTGATACGTACCATCACCGACAACAAATCCCTGAGCGATTACATAACCGGGAGTGCCAGAAAACACTACATAAACAGATGTGTTCGTAATTGGTTGTTGATCAACACCATACAAAATTCCTAACTGATTTAGTAGGTAAGGATTTGCAGCATACGGTGTCACTGAATTAATTAGATCAACAAGGAAACTGTCACTTACAACCAGAGCATAGGTATCAGTACTTGAGATATCCTCAATTAATGACCCCGGCAAATTTGCCGTGTAATCGGGATTTGTGCCTGCAACGAGTGTTATTAATCGTGCACGCAAGTCAGCCGGAGCAGCCGGTTGTAGACCTTGTGCTGTCATTACAAGAGGTAAGATTGCCATGATTTATATCGGTTGATCTAGAGGATAATCAGGTGCAACTATGACTCCAATCATAGAGCCATAGTTCGTGAGCACATTGATAAGATATGAAGGTGCAGGTCTTCCATCATCATCGACAGCATTTTCTTGCTTTGTTAGAATTAACGAAGCGAAATAACTGATAAATTGTTGTTGTGTACGAACCATGTAAAAGTCTGGGTGAACTTGAGTTATAATAGATGGATGAGCAGGAATACCATAGTTAGCAAAGAATGGACTTTCACCTAAATTCAACTTACAAACTTGAGCAAGAGTAGTTAAATAGACTGAATCATTATACCCATTGGCATCAGTCGTCACTAACCACCACGTTTTCTTACCGGTGAGTACGTTCCGCGTGCGACCATAAGTTCTCATCCAATCCTCGCGAACGTGTTTTTGCTAGGACCTTTAGCTGTCATCACCGGAGCATATTGCCCTTTCGAGCCATCACCACCTAGATATGCTTTGCCACCGATTGTGACACTAAGATGAGCATGGTCATTTTTCTTATCTACAACCAAGCTATGCTCAGCATCTTTACTATTTACAACAGCCTTCCCATCTTTATCAAAGCTGAATTGTGTTTGGTCATCATCTTGTTGTTGACCAGAACTACCTGACGAGCCACTTGACCCCCCTCCCCCTGAAATTCCGCTAACATCCATAGATGAAACGACGTTACGCAAACTCTGCTGTTGTGCCCTGAATGAATTAGTGGTCCTAAAAAATGTAGAAGCAGATGCAGAACTTTGAGTCTGAGTTTGTTGTGTTTGTTGATCTTCCTGCTGCTTCTTATGTGGTCCAACAGTCCAACCGTTTGGACCTCCCATATGGGTTAATTGATCAACATCACGATCTGGGTTTTGCTTATGACTGGTATGTTCAAAAGATAGGGTTGTTAGATTACCGCGTGGATAAAAATCAGTATTACCACCAGCATCACCAGTAACACCACCCAGATAGTAATTACCGGGGACCCCATATCCTTTATCCCCTACTTGAGTAGGATTACGACCATACGGTGACATCGACTGTGGAATTTTAACCGTGGGAGGTGTAAAAATTCCATTCTGAGTTTCAAATGCTACAGTGATAAAATCCTTCTCGACCTTGGTCACGTGACATGGGATAGACTTAGCTTCCCGTTCTTGGCGCGTGTTTATTCTTTTCTGCGCCCACGCATTCATCTGATAATGGAATGGAAACTTATGTGCGTCGTAGCGTCCCATTACGGATTCACCTCGAATGCTCCATTGCGGTAGATAAACGTAGAATTAAAAAGTCCTCCAACCAAATCGATATATCTGGAAACAGTGCCGAGGATATTAATCTCACCTGGATTATTGTCTAGTGGGAATGAGAACGTTGTCACATCAACTTGCAATGAACGCCATCTCGCATTCAATATAACTGGATCAAAATTCTCAAGAGTATAATCTATAATCGTACCGGGTGGCGTCAGCAATCCAGCCGAAGATAGTGGAACTGGCCATGTTGTTGGATCTGTCATTTTAGCAATTATCACTCTTCGTAAATTATCATATGTAATAGATTGCATGGGCCGTGCAGGAGGTGTTTGAACTAGAGGTACTGTGATAATCCACGAGTTATCTAATCCATAAATATTGACGTAATACCGTTGAGCAGATATATTCCAAGTAACCACAACCTGATAATCAATGCCATCTAGCATTATCCTAAATTTAGGAGGAAATATATTAGAAGGAAGAAATGGAATAATAGTCGTCATATAATTAGCCAATACCAGTGAATGGAAATTGAGCGCCATTAGCGATAGCTGGATAATTCATGTAATTTTGTGCTACGCTCTGCAGAGATGGGCTGCCTGAAGCTATACCGGCTATCAATCCAGTCGATGGGCTTATTTGGAGATGTGATTGTGCAACATCTGTACCCGGTTGAATGCCAGCTTGAGCAGGACTTACTGCCACTCCATTATTGATCTTAGACATTAGTTGATTGTATGATGCCTCAATATCTGCCAATGAAACTAGTGGTTTTTCAAAATCAAACCTCCATGCATTTTGCGGCAATGAATTATTGCCACGTGAGTTATCCGTTAAAGCTGTCATTATCAAATCAGTATACATATAAGCCGGAGTGACGACAGTATATGTTCCGCCCAAATTATTATGAGTATCTAACGTTCCTTTCAATGAAGTCATTATCATTTGCTTAAAAGCCCATGCGTTTGGACCGCGCATAGGAGCATCCATAATAACAGATATCGTTAATGGTTCTCGAATAGTCGCATTTGCAGCCACATACTGATTGGCAAATGGATATTTGGCAATCTGTTGACTAACTAATGTTCCACCGGGTAAAACGTTGAATGCACCAAAAGCATCATCCAAATCACCAATACTAAATGGGAGTCCTATCGAATTAGCTCCGACACCAGAGAATAGACTCAG